TTGGAGCTTCGGTTATTAATTCGTGACTATTGGCTAGATCAGCAAACCACCAAAAAGGAGGATGGTACCCAGCCTTGATTATTCTATACGTATGATCTACGTGTTCCCAAGCATTATAAAATTCTTCGTCTATAAGACCTACTTTTTCTAAAACTTCTTTAGTAAAATAAGAAAACATTGCAACTGTATGTTCGTACAATGCTATTTTGCAAAGACCGTAATCTAATACAAGCTTTGGATTTGGTTCAGTGTCTTGATCAAGTAAATGTCTATTATGTAAATCAAAATTTTCGATTACCTGCTTTCTGTTAAACGGAGAACCAGGTCCGTAGTTAAAATGTTCAATGCCTGAAAGTTGAGAGGCTTCAATATATTTGTCAAACACTGTAGGATCTTTAATAAGCATGTCATCTTCTATAATAAAAATATGTTCTGCTTTTCTATGTAACAGAGTTTTAAGAGCATAATTCTTTGCTACGGCTACTCCTTGCTTACCCTTTGTTGTAATAATATCTATATCAGCAACTCCAGATAAACGATCTCCATCATTAACAATAATTGTGTTATCGAGTAATTCCTCAGGAATAGTGTTTATTAAACCAAGCAAATAATCAGGACGATTACAAGTAATAATACCAATGCCAATTTTATTCATATGATGTAGAGCAAACTTTATACAGTTCTAAACATCTGTCAAGTACTTCTTTTTTAGTAGCTCTTGTTTCTACGTGTTCAACAAATTCGTGAAAAGCTGTTTCAATATCAATTGATAATTTCTTAACTTCTTTAGTTTCAACTTGAGCATCATCTAATATATTAAACTCAGTTCTAAACTGAAGAGGATTATATTGAGCAAGTTTAGTTGTAAGCAAATCGAGAGTTAAAGTATCTAACTTTGTGTCAACATACAAACTAATAATATTGTCTTTAACAATTGATGATAAATTTGGATATTGTTTGGCTAAAATTTCTGAAATTTTTACACGATAATGTTTTGGAGTAATTTCGTTGGAAATAAATTCAACTGTAAAATTATCAAAGTCAATAATAGATACTCCTTTCTTTTGTCCTCTGTCTCCAAAATCCATTTCATATGGAGAGCCAAGATATAAAATATAACCATTGTCATAATTCCTATGTTCTCTAAAATGAAAATGACCTGTAATAACAGCTCGAGCTTTTTCAAGAAGATCAGCTGACTCATCTCCATGATCACAAATTTTTGTTGCATTCATTTTAAAGTTAGCAATTTCAAAGTGACCAATAAGCATGTCAGATTTCTCTGTATCTTTATTAAAAGACTTCCAAGGACAAAATGTTACCTTTTTGTCATTTACCATAATTGAAGTTTCTCTTGTAAATACATGAACCTTTTCATTAGCTAAAATTTCTACTGAATTAACTTCGACAGTAGAAGACAAAAATGCATCATGATTACCTGGAATCAAATACACATTGTAATCAGAAAGTTTATCAAAAAATTGTTTAGCAACATGCAGAGTATTGACTCCAATCTCGTGTCGATCGTGAAAGACATCTCCAGCAAAAAAAATAGTATCTAATTTTTGGCTTACCATTTGCTCTTTTATCCAATCAGCCAACTGCAAAGCAATTTTATGCCACGCAGGAGAATCTTGATGAACTCCTAAATGAAGGTCTGAAAAGAAAAGAACTTTATTGTTTCTAGGATTAATCTTCGTAATGTCCATTTGCTGTATAGTCGTTAGATGATTCAAAGTGAGAATTCTTTCTTGCAGGAATTTCTCCGCTGCAAACGTGATTTTCATATGTCTCCTCTTGATATCTCTTTAACGTTTCAAAATCTTTTTTAGATTTTTTAATGCAATTTTGAAAAGCGTGATAAGCTACTTTAGTAAAATACGAAAACGGATTATAACCTTCATTACACTTAAATCTCTTTCTTCTTAAAGCGGTCATCATTTTAACAATAGCATCTCCTTGCATTTCTGTTTTAAAACTGTAACTATAAAAGTTACGAGCTAAGCCAAGTCTTACAGAAATCATTTGTACCATACTAGCAAGCTTATCTGATAAATGGTCTGTTTTGTAATATTCAACAATTAAGGCTTCCATTTCTATTGGATCAATATAAACATCCTTTAGTTCTTCTTTAGTTCGTCGAACTCTTTTTACAGTTGGAGTCTTTTTTTTAGTTGTCATATAAATTATGTTGAATTATACTATTTGTTATTTACTTTTCAACTAATATGTTAGGTATAATTAAAATGTTTTCTGTTTCATACAGGCGTTTTCTTTCTTCATAATGTTTAAAACCGTAAGTCAAGCTTGTATCAGCAATGTCAAAGATAGTAGCTATTTCTTTAGTGTGATGTAAACGCAAACTACGACCAATTGATTGTATAATCTTAATACGAGCTTTACCGATTGCTGCAAAAATAATATTGTGAAGGTTTTTAATGGATATACCTGTAGAAAAAATCTTAGAAATAGCAACACAAACTATACCAGATGTTTCTTCCATAAGTTGTCTGATCTTTTCTCGCTCTTCAACTTCAACAGACCCTTGAATAAAGTATATTTGTTTGTTAGTATTTTGTTTTAAAAACTCTGTAAGAACTTCTCCGTGATTAATTCTGTCAACAAGAACAAGAGTATTAGTTTCAATCTTATTAACTAATTTAGCTAGTATACTGTTTCTGTATTCATTAGTTTGAAGCCAAGTAATTTCTTCTTCATAACCAATTGTAGGAGCAGTCATGGAGGGAACTGAAAAAACTGGAGGGTTTTTATATTCTAACTGCAAAGCTACAACTCTTACATTTGAAATATATTTTTCATTTCTTAGATCGATTGATTTAAGTTCATATAAAACATCTCCAAATATTCTATTAAGAGTCCAGATATCAAATCTTGCTTCGGGTAATGAACCAGTTAAACCAAAAATATGGTTACATTTTAACTTTTTAATAAGTTTGGTAATTTTTTCAGCTGAAGCAAACTTGTGACATTCATCAACAATAATACAGTTAAATGTTTTAAGTACACTAATATCAGTCTTTTCAGACAAAAGAATTTGACTATTAGCTACGACAATTTTAGTGTTTTTAAACTCATGATTTCCTGTCCATTTAGAAATTAAACTTTCCTTTATACCGTATTCTAATAAATCTCCAGATGATTGGTGAACGAGTTGTATGTCTGGTACAAGAATAAGAATTTTATAATCAGTTTGTTTGAGAATAGTGTTGGCCATTATTCCCATTACTAACGTTTTGCCAGCTGATGTAGGAAGAACAATTATACCTCGACCTTTTTTTAACGCTTTTGTAGCTGACTCTAATTGATAATCTCTAGGCGTTAAATTTAGCAAATTAACCTCATCAGTAAGAGTTGGAAAAGTTTTAGATAAAGCCTCTACCATTGATTCGGTAAAATGTATTTCAGAAGAAGGAAATAATGTTAGCAAATGTTTATGCAATACAGGTAAAAACGGAAGATCATAACAACCAGCTTGATTTATAACGTATTTTCTAACTGGAATATTTCTTCCAAGTCGTCTTCTAATAAAGGCTTGAGCTTTATCTTCAGCAGAAAAATGTTCTCTGATAACATCAAGGTGTTCAGAAAAAATTCTAGGCTTTCTGGCTACTGTATCAAAATCTAAAGTAACTTTATACATTATGTTGTTTCTAAAGTTATAATCTTAGTAAGGTTATTCATTCCATACTGAGCATCTCTAAAATTGTGTTCTACTTTAGACAAATATTCTACAAGTAATTCTTGGTTTAAAATTTCATCTTCTATTTTTTGTACAACTTCATGAGAAGCAATCGATTCATTAATTGTTTTTGCAGTTAAGCCGACAGGGGATTCTGCTTGTATCCTAGTTCGCAAACGTCTGGAAGCTTCGTCTTTTGCTTTTTTAAGTCTATTAATTTCGTGCTTATGAAACATTAAACGACCTACCCAATAATGACGAACAGAAGGTAAATTCATTTGAGCATCTTTCATATTAAGTTCATCAATTTTTAAAAACTCTCCAATCTTTTCATGATACTCACTAAAAAGATCCATAGCTGACTTTTCACTCATACCAATAAGCATAACACAATTTACGTAAAAATCTACAGGCTAA